AACTGAATAACTCTGTAAGGGCGGTAGGCTACAACGGTCTACCGCTTTTTATGTCTTAAAATATAAAGAAATGTAAAAAAATGCTTTACAATGTAAAATGATAGGTGTATTATATGACAATATAAGGAGGTGAGAGAATGACTAACTTGCAACAGATGATTATTAACTACAGGGCTAAGACACGTATCACGCAGGAAGAAATGGCTTTAAGATGCGGAATATCAAGGGTATATCTTAACGCTATCGAGACAGGCTCAGTTATACCTGCACCAGTTACCGAGGCAAAGATACGCTTAGTCGTGGAGGGAAAGGAGACAGTAACAGATGAAAAGTAAGATAGGCTTTGCTTTTTCTCTTATAGGCTTAGGCGGCATATCCGAGGCATACGGTGATGCTAAGGCAATTATCATATCGCTTACGCTTATAGGGTTAGGCGCATTACTAATGTATCATGGGATGAAGTATGAAAAAAATAATAGTGATTGCAGGTCTTACGGCTCTAATGTGCTTGACAGGTTACGATTTTTACCATGAGCCGCAAGAGCCTACACTGGTAAAGATGCGTGCTACTGCATACCCCGATACAGGCAATCTCACATATTCGGGTACTAAGCCTCATTACGGAACGGCAGGCGCAAGTAAGGACATGGTAGGTAAGACCGTCATAATGTATCAGAGACTACCTAATAATGAGGTCGGTGAAATAATCGGGATATACGAGATAGAAGATACAGGGTCGGCAATGGGCGCAACAAACGGTCATGTAATTGATGTTTGGCAACCTAACCTTGATGAATGTCAAGAGTTTATGAACCGAGTATACGAGGATAATTGCCAAGGCAAAGTTTGGGTACAGATTATTGAAGATGCGAGAGGTTAAAAATGGCTAATAGTTATTATAGCAGGATGTATGGTATGTTTAAGCCAGTGCAAGGAAACAAAGCCCTTAAAGGCACTGAGGAGGATAAGTTTAAGACCGACTGGAAAAAGGTTACAGAACGGCTTAAGAGTTGTGATTATAACCTAAATACCATATATATTACGGTTAAAAATTAGTTTTATTGATAGGAGGATACGATATATGGAAACATCACCTATGGCAATGCAGGAAATTATAGACAGGTTTAATGCTTTGACAGATGAGCAGAAAAGAGTATTGCTTTCATGGACGCCAAGTGAACTACTGGCAGATGAGATTAAACTAAGAATGATGGCGCAAGATAGATTTTATAATAACATAAGGGAAATAACGCTTAATTCGGAGGGTTAGATAAGATGGTACAGATGCTACAACTTAAGAGCCGTGAGGAATGGCTTGAAAAAAGAACCAGTTTTATAGGCGGTTCGGATGCGTCGGCTATAGTTGGTCTTAACCCTTACATGACTAACGTGGACTTATGGGAGATTAAGACAGGGCGCAGGAAACAAAGAGACATATCTAACGTGGATGTTGTCAAGTATGGAACTGAGGCGGAAAAGTATTTGCGTGAACTGTTTAAGTTAGATTTTCCACAGTACAAGGTAGATTATGAAGAACATAATATATGGCTTAATGATAAGTTCCCTTTTGCTCATGCAAGCCTTGACGGATGGATAACAGATACAGAGTCGTTTTTTAAGGGCGTATTTGAGTGTAAGACCACTGAAATACTACAGTCAATGCAGAAAGAGAAATGGCACAATAAGATACCCGACAACTACTATATACAGGTGCTACATTATCTTATGGTTACAGATTTTGATTTTGCGGTACTTAAAGCCCAGTTAAAGTACAATTATGCAGGCGATATCAGTCTTAGCACTAAGCATTACTTTATAAACAGGGAGGAGGTTAAGGAAGATATAGAATATCTAGCGGATGCTGAGGCTAAGTTTGCTGAATACATAAAGACGGATAAAAGACCGCCTTTAGTGTTACCCGATAACTTTTGATAGGAGGATACAAATATGGAATTAAAGATAAGTGAGTTGGTATTACCCGACAAGATAACCTTTAATTATGATGAGTTAAAGGCAGAATTGACCGAAAAGGTTAAGACCTATGAGACAATCGTATATGATGATGCGCAGATTAAGGAGGCTAAGGCTGACAAGGCAAACCTTAACAAACTTAAAAAGGCACTTAATGACGAGCGTATCCGTTTAGAGCGTGAGTATATGATGCCTTTTAATACCTTTAAGACGCAGGTAAACGACCTTATAGAGACTATCAGTAAGCCTATAGAGGTTATTGATAACCAAGTTAAGGCTTATGAGGATAAGTGCAAGCAGGATAAAAAGGATGAAATAATGGAATATTTCAACGGCTTAGAAAAGCCCGATATGCTTACACTTATCAAGATATGGGATGAAAAGTGGCTTAATGCAAGCGTAACAATGAAACAGGTTAAGGATGCGATACAGGCGGCTATTGATAAGGTCAATACAGAACTGGAAACACTTAAGGCTTTACCCGAGTTTTCTTTTGAGGCAATAGAAGAATATAGCCGCACACTGGATATCAACAAGGCTATAGCAGAGGGGCAGAGACTAGCAGACATTCAGAGGCGTAAGGCTGAAGCAGAGGCTAAAGCAGAGGCGGAAAAGGCGGCACAGGCTACACCGACACCCGAACCGATAGCAGAGCCGACACCTGTTAAGACTGAGGAAGTTAAGCATGATGCGGCACAGTGGGTATCATTTAAGGCATATATCACAGTAGAACAGGCACAGGCATTAAAGGCATTTTTCAATGCTAATAACATACAGTTTGCACCTATACAGTAAGGAGGATAAGAATTATGGCAGTACAGAATCAGTTAGCAAAGAGTAAGCAGAGGTTAGGTTTAAGTGCGTATCTTACGCAGGATGCCGTTAAGAATCAGATAAATAACATTATCGGAGGCAAGGATGGACAGAGGTTTATAACTTCTATCGTGTCGGCGGTTAACGCTAATCCTGCACTTAAAGAGTGTACTAATCAGAGTATCTTAAGCGGTGCGCTTTTAGGTGAGTCTCTTAAGTTATCGCCCAGTCCTCAGTTGGGGCAGTATTACCTTGTACCCTTTAACAATAACAAGGAGGGCGTAAAAGAGGCACAATTCCAGTTAGGATATAAGGGATATATCCAGTTAGCAATCCGTAGTGGACAGTATAAAAAGATAAACGTACTGGCAATCAAAGAGGGTGAACTTGAATACTTTGACCCTCTTAATGAGGATATCAAGGTTAACCTTATACCCGACTTTGAGGCAAGAGAAAAAGCGGAAACAATCGGCTATTATGCCATGTTTGAGTATATCAACGGTTTTCGTAAGGCTATATATTGGAGTAAGGCGCAGATGGAGGCGCACGCTATTACATATAGCGCAGGCTACAAGGCTAAAAAGGGTTATACCTTTTGGGAAAAGAACTTTGACGCTATGGCATATAAGACCATGCTTAGGCAGTTGATAAGCAAGTGGGGCGTTATGTCTATAGATATGCAGGCGGCTTTTGACGCTGATATGGCAGTTATACATGAGGACGGTTCTAAGGAGTATGTGGATACCGAGGAGATAGTTGATATTCCTGCTGAGGTTGTTGAACCTACAAAAGAAGAAAAGCCTTTAGATATGCCCGAGCCGATAGACGACAAGGCGGAAAAAGCGGCAGACAAGACAGACGCACAACAGACATTATTTAGTTAACCAACAACATTATATATCACATAACTTATTGTAAGCCATACAATGCCCCTCTAGTTGGTCACGGAGGGGCAGGAAAGGAGGCTAGATATATAAATGTACCCTAGATACAAAAAGTCAAAATATGGGGCAAAAAAGACCGTTATAGACGGTGAAAAGTTTGACTCGATTAAAGAGGGGCGTAGATATCAAGAGTTGTTATCGTTACAAAAGACAGGGGCTATATCCGACCTAAAGAGGCAGGTTAAGTATGTATTGATACCTGCACAAAGAGAACCCGACAGGGTAGGCGCAAGAGGCGGCAAGATACAGGGTAGGCTTATAGAGCGTGAGGTAGCATATATAGCCGATTTTGTCTACTATGATAACGACTTAGGACACGAGGTAGTAGAGGATGTTAAAGGTTGTAAAAGCGGTAATGCCTATGCAATTTTTACATTAAAACGTAAGATGATGTTGTACTTCTATGGAATACGGATAAAGGAGGTATAGCCTATGAAAATCAAGAAAAAGGAATATGAAAATAAACTGGACGATATGTACTGGAAAGGGATAGAGGCAGGTATAAACCTTGCAGTAAATAATCCCTCAATGGCTGAAAGATATAAAGATAATATACCGTTATTGAGAAAACAAGCACAAATGGCAGAAAAAGTAATGATGCAACTAGCAGATGCTTTTAAAAATATGTTGAATAAGTGAGGTATAGAGGATGGAAAAGAGACAATATGGAGAGTCTACAACTTTAGAGACAAGAGCCGACGCTAACGAGTCGGTAAATCGTGATAAAAGATATAGACAGATAATAGAGATACTGGCAAAGGCTGATAATAAGTTAGGTATGTCGGCTAAGCAGATAGCGGTTGAAATGCAGAAAAGAGGATACGTGCCTACAAATGAACGTAATGTGTCCGCTCCGAGACTGACAGAGTTATGCAAAAAGGGCATAGTAGAGCCTATAGGTAAGGATATATGCAATTACACAGGTAAAAAGGTTACATATTACGCTTTAAGGGAGGTCTGATATGGCTGAAAAGTACAAACGTACTAAGTCTGATAGCGTGCTTAGATGCCCTTATTGCGGTAGGCAATTTAACAACGGTATGTATCATCCAAACAGGGGATACAGGATATGTAAGGGATGTAATAAAGAGTTTTATTATATCAACTATAGTAAGGCTTATTGCGATAAGACAGGAAAAAAGGCAACTTATACACTGGATGAAATGGAGGCTTGATATATGGCACATAAAACAAGGATAACACTTACAGAGTGTAATTTTGCATACAAGGAAAACGCTAAGGTTAAGGAGTACGTGGATAAATACTGTAAAAAGCACGGTACAATACCCGAGGTAGCACTTAAGCATATCATAGTACAGAGTTACATAGAGGACGAGGTAAAAAAGAATGTCTGATATAAAATGGATAAAAATAGACACTGGCTTATTTAATAACCGTAAGATAAGGCAGATAGAGCACCTTAAAAATGGTGATGCCTTGATTGTTATATGGCTTAAGATGATGATACTGGCGGCTGAGGTTAATGAGAATGGTTACTTACTCTTTACGGATAGCAAGCCTTACGATGCGGAACTACTGGCTACACAATTTGACCGACCTGTCGAACTGATACAGGATGCTTTAGATACATTTATCAAGTATGAAATGATAGATGAGACTATAAGCAAGGCAGGCACGATTTACAGTATATCTAACTGGGATAAGTACCAAAATATAGACGGTATGGAGCGTATCAGAGAGCAAAACAGGTTACGTAAACAAAGAGAACGTGACCGCAAGCGTGACATAGAGGATGAAAGTCACGTGACAGAGCGTGACAGTCACGCAACAGATAAAGAAGAAGATAAAGAAAAAGAAGAAGATAAAGAAAAGAATAATATTAAGAAAAGAACCTTTTTTGTACCGCCGACTGTTGACGAGGTAAAGACATACTGTACAGAACGTAATAACAAGGTAGATGCTCAGACCTTTATTGACTTCTATGAGTCCAAGGGATGGATGATAGGGGCTAATAAAATGAAAGACTGGAAAGCGGCGGTTAGAACGTGGGAAAAAAGACGCCAAAACGACAAAACACCTGTTAAAAAGACGCAACAACATGAGTTTAAGCAGAATGATTATGATTTTGCTGATTTAGAGGCTAGAATACTAGCGGCTCAGAGGCAGGAAGAAAAGAGGCATACAGTATAGGAGGGATAATATGGCAACATATGAAATCATAGCAGAAATGAATATGAAAAAGATTATTGCTGAATCAAGGGAAGTTGCACAAGCCTTGAATGAGTTTGCTTATAATCTTGAACGGATTGAAAAGAAGTATGAGGAAAAGGAAAGATGCAAAGAGTGTAAATATCCTTTAATGAATCCGTTATGTGGCGTAGGAAATGAAACTTGCAATAGGAAACAAGAGTACGAGGAAAAGCAGACAGAAAAAAGTTGTGAGAACTGTGAATGTTTTGGAGATATAACAGAATGTATAAAAAGACCTTGCTTTTCTCATTCATGTTGGACGCCAAAACAGGACGAAATACATTGTAATGCTACGGATAAAGATATAACAGGTTCATTTATCGAGGATGTATCGGCAGTAAAAGACCAGTTACCATATAAGAATGAAAATGGTTATAGGAATAGTAAGTATTACAATACTTTTCCAACGTCAAAAGAAACCGCAGACGAAATAAAAGCCGCATATGATGAGGAAACAAGAACGTATACCTACACGGTGGATGATGATGAAAGTGAAATAACGGTTGACCAAGCCATATACAACCTTAAAAGAGGTTACGGCATACCGCACAAACACAAGACGCTTACACTGGCTATAAAGGCTTTGAAGATGATGAAGGAGAAGCGGAATGAATGATTTGATAGAAAGACAATCAGTACTCAATGCTTGTGAGCAATCAATAAACATCCTTGAAGCGGTTGACAGGATTATGGATTTACCGTCCGTTGAGCAAGAGCCAAAGACGGAGCAAGAGGATGACTATTTCCGAAAAATAGTAGAAGTAGCTATATCACAATTACGAGCCGACAGGGATAGATTAGAAGATGAGTTAGCCAAGAGGGAGCAAGAGCCAAAGACAGGGCATTGGATAACCAAAGATGGTAAAGAACAAGGTTATGATATTGGCGGTATAAAGACTTGGTATATACAAATAATGTGTGACAAGTGTGGATTTATCAAAACCGCAATAGAGGGGCACACAGGACAGTACAAGTTTTGTCCTAATTGCGGCGCAAGAATGGAAAGTGAGGGATAAGAAATGACATACGGAAATGGAGAATTGCCTAATGGCGGTTGGATTCCACTCAAAACAAGACCTATGACAGAAGAAGAAATGACATTTTATAGCGAATGGGCTGAATATGGGGCAGAAATATTTGATTGCCATTTACCCGAAGATGGTCAAGAGGTTCTTGTATCTTATGGTGGCTATGTATGTATTGATACATTTTGCAAAGATGATGGATGCTATTTTGAGGGGGTAGAAATTGATGATGTAGAAGCATGGATGCCCTTACCCGAACCCTACAAGGCAGAAAGGAGCGATAAAGAATGAGTGAAATTGGAACTTTAATAAATTCACTATGTCACATAGGATTTATAGTTTACGTTTTATGTTCTATTGCAGAAATAAAGAAAATATTAAGGGGTATGCGAAAGTGAGGGATAAGGAATGGAACTGATAATTGATATAACCGAAGAAACCGTGACTAAAATAAAAGATAACGTTATGTTTGCATGTACTATACCAAGTGAAATTCTATGGGATGTGACAAGTGCAATAGTAAACGGCATACCGAGAGAAACCGTCACAGAGTTTACTGACCGTTGCAGAGAATGTGGAGCAAAGTACGGCAAGTTGTTGAAGCAAGAGCCATGCGACAATGCCGTATCAAGACAGGCGGCACTTGATGCCATGTATGAGTTATGTAATACAGGGGAAACTCTTGAAGAAAATCCGTGGCGAGATAATCCACATATTGATGCCATTATAGATGCGATAAATAATTTACCACCAGTAAATCCACAAGAGCCAAAGTCAGGGCATTGGATACACAGAACACAAGACGGAGGATGCTTTTGGGAGGAATGTTCAGTGTGTCATACCGAAAGAGCATTTTCAACGAAGTATTGCCCCGATTGTGGTACTTATATGTATGCAGATATAAGAGCGGGTGAGGCAGAAAGTGAGGATAAGGAATGAATGGCAAGTATGAGTTTTGATGAGGAAGGACTTTTAGAAGAACCTTGTTTATCTTGTGACAAACCATATGTTGAAGATATTTGGTACGAGTGGTGTTGTGATGAAAAAGAATGTCCATATGTGGCAGAAAGGAGCGATAAGGAATGAGATTGATTGATGCTGATAAGTTAAAATTCAAACATAAATGTCATTATGGAGAACATACAACAAGACCATATACACTTTTTTGTATATCTTTTGAGGAAATACAGAAAGCACCCACAATCAAAGCCATACCTATTGAGGTGTTGGACAAGATAAGAGCAGAAATAGATAAGGAATTATTAACTTATTCAATAGATGTAGAAAATATGGGAGATTCAGCACAAAAGATAAGAATATCATTGGGAATTGTTAGAAAGATTATCGACAAGTACAGAGAGGAGCAGGAATGAGATTATACAGACATGAAGCGATTATATGTAAAAACCAAATATACATAATCCCAACAATAACCTTGATAATAAATACGCCCTTATATATCAAGCGTAACTTTTCGATAGAGTTTCACTGGCTGATATTTAATGCAAGGCTTTTATGGATGGAGGTTAAGGAGTGAGTACAATGTTATCAATAATATTATCTTTTATGTTAGGCGGTTTAACTGGATTTTTAATTTGCGCCCTGTTATCGGCTAATAAATAACCGATTGCGTTATGATAACGTATGTGATACTATATTTAGTAGATTTTCTATATTGTATCCTCCTCTATATTGTAGAGGCGAGAGGGCTTTTGTGTTTACTTGCGTTTACATAAAAGCCCTTTTGTGATATATTCAAGGTAAAGGAGTATTTATCGTGGATTTAAAGATTGAATACGTACCAGTTAAGGACATTACACCATACACTAACAATGCACGTAAGCACGAAATAGAGGATGTATCCGCTATTGCTAATAGCATTAAAGAGTTTGGTTTCGACGACCCCATAGGGGTGTGGGGAGACGAAAATATCATAGTCGAGGGTCACGGCAGGCTACAAGCGGCTAAGGTGCTTAAACTTAAAGAAGTACCTGTTATTCACCTTGACCACTTAACCGATGAGCAAAGGAGGGCTTACGCACTGGCTCATAACAAAACGGCGGAACTATCCGACTGGGATTTTGATATGCTTGATAGTGAGATAGATAATATCCTTGATATCAATATGGCAGATTTTGGCTTTGAACTTATTACAGAGGATGAATTAGAACTAGAACATGAGGCACAAGCCGATATTGTACAGGGCAGAGTAGAAAACATACTTAATCTAGGAATAGGTGAGTATGAGGGTACAGGCAGGTATGATATACCGATATTGCAACCTGTATATGAATTGCCCGAGATAAAGGAATGGATACCGTTTAATTACGTGCTATCCGACAAAGAACCCGAGGGAAAAGCAGTACATTTTTTTGTTGATGACTACCAGTTTGAAAGGCTTTTCCGTAATCCCGAGAAATACGTAGAGAAGTTAAGCAGGTATGTGTGCGTGGCTACACCCCACTTTTCACCGTATGCAGATATGCCGCAGGCTTGTCAGATATTTAATCATTATCGTAAGCACTGGGTAGGCGCATACTTACAGGATAAAGGACTTACGGTTATACCGACGATAAGGGCAAGCCGTGACGAGAGGTCGCTTGAATGGTATCTTGACGGTGAACCCGAGGGCGGCATAGTTATGATATCCTCAATGTGGACTAACGACGAGGAGTCTAAAGATTATTTTTTGACAGAATACAATACAATGTTTGACCGCCTTAACCCCTGTAAGGTATTCTTATATGGATATGAGATAGAGGGCTTAAGAGGCAATATAGAGCACTTAAAATCATTCACGCAAAACAGGTGGGGTAAGTAATGGCTAAGGGCAGTAAGGGCAATAAAAATATATCTGTTATGGGCGGCGGTAGCATTAAAGCCCCCGAAAAAGCAAATAGCAAAAACGGCAAGCCTAACGATGCCACAGAATATTATGTAAGCGGTGAGGGAATGTGGATAAATCAATACCTCAGAGGGCGTGGAGATTTTGGTGAGTTAAGCGATTCTGAAAAACAGTACATAAAAGACCTTGATACTGCAACAAACGGAAAAATAACGGATGAAACGCTTTACAGGAGCGTGGACGCTAAGGCTATTTTTGGCAATATAGATGGTTATGATTATGACAACTTAAGACAATTAGTCGTTTATGGTGATAGTGCTTTTGATAAGGGGGCATATTCACAGGGATTAAAGAAACAAGCAACGGATACCCTTAATAAGACGCTGAATAAAACAATCACAGAAAAGGGTTATATGAGTACCACGACAAGCGAAAACGTAGCGGCAGACTGGGGAGATTTTACAGGCGCAGAAAATCCTATTATTATGAAAATAACGCCTAGTAAGAATACTAAAGGTGTAAATTTAAGTGGATATGATAAAAACGTATCATCATCCGAGGCGCAACATGAAAGATTATTAGCACGCAATCAACAGTACGATATTAAGAAAATATACGGTAAAAACGGTTATATATACGTTGATGCTAAAATGAGGTAAGGAGGGCTTATGGCAAAAGGAGCACGTGGGAATAAGAATATAAGCGTTGTCGGTGGGGGAGGCGGAGTGCAAGCCCCTAAACGTAGTAAATTAGACGAGGCTAATAATAACCCTATGACAAAAGATAGGGATAATATAGCACTTGTGGCACGTACTAAGGACGGAGAACGTAAGGACGTAGTTGTAAGTATACAGAATACAAGCCAGTTAGATAACATTGAAAACCTAGATTATGCTAGAGGTGAGGGCAGATTTAGGGATACTAATATTTATAGAGCACTTGCGGCAGATGCAGAACGTAACGCACTTAAGCCCAAGGAAAATCAAATATTTATGAAAGAACCCGAGGCTAAAGAGGGTAAATGGACTAAAACAGATAGTGTACCTGTAGTACGTAAGGTTGAGGGTGCTAGGGTCTTAGAAAAAACAAGCGGATACGTTACTAAGATAGACGGTGAGACAGTATATGCACAACGTAGAGGACGAGGAGAATGGGCTATAAATTACAAGGGAATGATAGCCAGTCCGCCTAATGCAAAACTTACTTCTCTTGATAAAGTAAAAAACAATACGTCTAGCCTTATGAATGTTATAAAAAACAATCCTAGGTCAAAAAAAAGCGCAGAGGCACAGTTTAGAGTGCTTAATAACAATTTAGGGCGCATATCTGATAGAGTATATAAGGAAATAAGCATAGAGGGAATAGCGGACAGATTATAAGGAGGTAGCAAATGGCAAAAGGTGATAGAGGCGGCAAACGTGGTGGCGGCGACCTCTTAGGTAAAGAGGGTAATACAGGTAAGATACTGGAAACAAAAGACCTTATTACACTAAGAGGTACTAAACAGGCTGAGGTCGATGAGGTTTTAACGACCGCAAGGCGCATGAATAACCTTTTTGGTGAGGAGGGCATAGTAAATCAGTTACAAGCCGCTAAAATGAAAGGTGGTAACGCTATGGCTTATTACGATAGCGGCGGTAATATCGCTATAAATCAGAGTTTTCTTAGCAATAAGGGTATGGATGCCGCTATGGATAGGGCTATTAAAGATAATTTTCATCCGAGTAGAGGTAATAAGTCGGGTATGGAGGCAACCGTAGCACATGAGTTTGGTCATTCCTTGACTGAAAAGGTCGGACAAAAACTTGGACAGGGCGGCTTTGATAATATTGAAAAAACCTCACGTGAGATTGTTGAACGTGCAAGGGCTAAGACAGGTCAGAAAACTAACCTTGATTTTGCAGGTAAGATAAGCGGTTATGCAAAATATAACTTCTCAGAGTGCGTGGCAGAGGCAGTCGGTGACTGGTATTGTAACGGTAGCAAGGCAAGCAAGGAAAGCAGAGCAGTAGTAGCGGTTATGAATAGCATACTTAAAGGAGGTAAGTAATTATGAGTAAAACAAGATACGTAGAGCCTAACGGATATTTTAGTGCTGAAATGCTTAAGGCATTTAAGAACGCAACTAAGGGCGAAAATACCAGTACAGGTACTAAGAAAACTGTAAAGAGGTCAACTAAGAAGAAATAAACGCAATGAGGATACAATATTAAAGCCTCGAAGGACGGAGGTGTAGCACATGGCAAGAACTGGCAGACCGAAAAAGGAAATAAAAAAAGACCTATTTGAGTCTATGTGTGCGTATCAATGCACATTAGAGGAAGTATGCGCTTTTTTAGGCGTTACAGATGATACGCTTAATAAATGGTGTAAAAAAGAATATGGCACAACTTTTTCGGAAGTTTTCAAACAAAAGAGGGAAGTCGGCAAAATGAGCCTTAGACGCAAGCAATGGAAACTTGCAGATACTAACGCTTCTATGGCTATTTTCTTAGGCAAAAACTATCTAGGACAGAGAGATAGCGTAGAGATTGAGGACAGAGAGAGTCTAGGTAAACTGGATGAAATACTTAATGGTATGAAAGCGGCGGCAGATGCAGTAAAGCCGAAACAGACAGAGAACGATACAAACGAGGTAAAGGATGAGCCTTGAATTAAGCCCTAAGCAGTTAGAGTATATCAATAATGCAGGTGCAAGATGGAATTTTAAGATAGGCGCAGTACGTAGCGGAAAATCCTTTGTTGATATGGCTTATACTGTACCGTCTAGGCTTAGAGCAGGACACGGCAAAGCAGGACTTAATTTAATACTGGGAGTATCTAAGAGCACCATAGAACGAAACGTACTAGAGCCGATGCGTGAAATATACACGAGTCGGCTTGTAAGCGGTATAAACGTAAGGAATATAGCGACGGTATGCGGTGAGCAGGTTTATTGCTTAGGTGCAGAAAAAATATCACAGGTTGCAAAGATACAGGGTATGAGCGTTAAGTATTGCTATGGTGATGAGATAGCCAAGTGGAGTCCCGAGGTTTTCGCAATGTTGCAGTCACGACTTGATAAGCCTTATAGTATGTTTGATGGTGCTTGTAACCCCGAGTATCCGTCTCACTGGCTTAAGCAATTTATAGACAGGGCAGATATAGACGCTTATATACAACCTTATACGATATTTGATAACCCTTTTTTGTCGGCTGATTTTGTCGAAAATCTATGTAAAGAGTATGCAGGTACGGTATATTATGACCGCCTTATTTTAGGTAAATGGACGCTTGCAGAGGGGCTTATATATCCCATGTATAGGGATGCACTGGCTTTACCCCCTAAAGACGAGTCACCGTCTGATTTTGCACTAAGTATAGACTATGGTACACGTAACGCTTTTGCGGCTTTATTGTGGGCTAAATATGGCTTAATATGGTATGCGGTTAAGGGCTATTACTATAGCGGTAGGGATGCAGGCGCAAACAAGACCGATGAGGACTATGGTAAGGATATGGACGCCTTAGTAGAGCCGATAGCGGCTAAACTAGAACCGATAGGGCGCAAGATACGTACAATAGTAGACCCTAGTGCGGCGTCATTTATAACCCTTCTTAATAGGCGCAGATGGTGTAAGATAATGCACGCTGATAACAACGTATCGGATGGTATCAGAGACACGGCAAGCGCAATGCAAAAAGGGCTTTTCAAGGTCAATCCCGATATTAAGGAGTGGCAGGATGAGGCACAAGGCTATGTATGGGATGATGAAAAAGGCATAGATGCACCAGTAAAAGAAAAAGACCATTATATGGATAGTACACGTTATTTTGTACGTACAATGAGGCTTGTTAAGCCTGTAAATACATATGTACCACTGATATATTAAAATATGATTTAATATATCTATATTCTCAAAGTTATTAAAGGGAGGTTTAATAATGAGTCTATACTATCAAGATTTATTAGCGGTTGGAGAAAATGAGGCAGAACGGATAGCGTTTGTACATAGGGCGATACTTGACCATAAGGCAAGTGATGAATACAGAACGGCGGTTATTGCTAACGACTATGCAAAGCAGAGGAATACAACTATAGTTACATACCAAAAGGTACTCTATACCCTTAGTGGACAGGAAGTACCCGACAATTTTAGTGCAAACTATAAGTTGTGCTCTAATTTCTTTCACCGCTTTATCACACAAGTTAACCAGTATCTTTTAGGTAACGGCGTTACATTCAATGATGATAACACCAAGGATAAGTTAGGTGATGATATAGACTATAACATACAGGATGCAGGATATGACGCCTTAGAGGATGGCGTATCTTTTGGCTTTTGGAACTTAGACCATATAGATATCTTTAACTTGCGTGAGTTTGCGCCCTTATACGATGAGGAAGATGGCGCACTAAAAGCAGGTATCCGTTTTTGGCAGATAGAGGATAATAAGCCCTTGCGTGCTACCCTGTATGAGATAGACGGATATACTGAGTACATATGGAATAAGCGTGTTAAGCGTGATGGTAAGGATGAAATAGTCGGACAGGTAATGCACGAAAAGCGCACTTACAAACTTACCATTAAATCATCACAGGCAGACGGTGACGAAATATACGACGGTGAGAATTACCCGACATTCCCTATAGTGCCGTTATATGCTAACAAGCATAAGCAGTCTGAGATTGTTGGATTGAGGGAGAATATAGACGCTTACGACCTTATAAAGTCGGGTTATGCTAATGACCTAGACGATGCGTCGCAGATTTATTGGACGATAAGCAATGCAGGCGGTATGGATGATATCGACCTTAAGCAATTCCTTGACCGCTTAAAGACTGTAAAGGTTGCGCAGGTAGACGACGGACAACAGGTACAGAGCCATACCACAGAGCCACCATATGGAGGGCGTGAGGCTATCCTTGAACGCTTGCGGTCTGATATGTATGATGATTTTATGGCACTGGATACTAAGGCTATCGCAGGTGGGGCGGTGACTGCTACACAGATACAGGCGGCTTATGAACCTCTTAACCAAAAAACAGATAGTTTTGAGTATGAAGTAACCAAGTTTATCAAGGGTATCTTAGCGGTTGCAGGCATTGACGATGTACCGAGTTTTACAAGGTCAATGATTGTCAATAAGAACGAGGAAATAAGCCTTATAACCCAGTCAGCAATGTACTTAAGTGAGGAGTACGTTGTTGAAAAGGTGCTTACGCTTTTCGGTGACCAAGACCAGTACGATGAGGTAATGGCGCAAAGACAAGAGGCGGCAATGAAAGCGGCGGAAATGATGCCTGCACAATCTGAAGAAGAACCCGAGGAAGAAAATGAAGAACCCGAGGGCGAAGAACTGGAAAATATAGAAAATGTTTAATGAGGCTTTAATATATGACCGATATAGCGCATGAACTTATAGACGAGCGCATAGATAAGATAGAGCGCAGGCTTGCGGCTGAGTATCGCACTGCATTAGCAGACCTTAAACGCAAATTAAACATTTACCTTAAGGACTTTAAGCGTAAAGATGCTGAAATGCGTGATAACTGGCTAAGTGGTATCATATCGCTTAAGGATTATAAGGACTGGCGACAAAATCAGATTTTAACAGGACAACGGTATAACGCACTTATCCGAGAATTAAGTCAAGATTTAACTAATGTTAATGAAGTGGCAAATAATATGGTGCGTAATAGCCTTGCAAATACCTTTATGGATGCGGCTAATTATACGGCTTATGAACTGGAAACAATGGCAAAGGCGTCAAATATAACAAGCGTTAACTTCTTACTCTATAACAAAGATGCGGTATATAATCTGATAAAGGAAGATGCTAACCTGTTACCGCCTCCTAGTCCTATAAGGCAGGCAGAGATAAGGCTTAAAAGTAATCAGTGGAATATGGTCAAGGTAAACAGTGCCATAACGCAAGGGATATTACAGGGTGAGTCTATCGGAAAAATAGCAAACCGCTTGCAGATGGTTACAGATATGAATAGGGCGCAGGCGTTAAGGAACGCTAGAACGCTACACACACAAGCCGAGTCAAAAGGCAGACAACAAAGATATGTTGAAGCCGAGGAAATGGGTATAGATATAGTCCGTGAATGGATGGCGGTACTGGATAATCGAACCCGAGACGCACACAGGGAGTTAGACGGTGTAAAAAAGCCTATAGGTGAACCGTTTGAAAACAGTATAGGCAAGATACGTTATCCCTCAGACCCACAAGCCGCACCTGCTAACGTATATAATTGCAGATGCACGTTAAGAGGTTATATGAAAGGGCATGAGTATCAATCAGACCGCTTTAGCCGTAAAGGATACGACGAGTGGAAAAAGGGCAAAAAAGCCTTTTCTGAGTATATCAGTGAGAATGGAATAACAAACAAGTATGGGAGGCTTTAATTATGGCTATTTTCTCTTTTAAGGTAAGCGATAATAACACAAGCAAAGTCTTACAGATAGAACGTGATACATTGCGCAAGGTCTTAACGGCATGGGGCGTACTGGCACAGGGATACGCTACCGAGTATTGTCCTAAAGATACAGGTAACCTATCGCAACATATTGACTTTGGCGTTATTGAGGATAATATGGAAATGCAGGTAGGTACTAACGTAGAATATGCGCCTTATGTTGAACTGGGTACAGGTATATACGCTGAGGAGGGCAACGGCAGGAAAACACCTTGGGTATATAAGGATACTGAGGGTAAATGGCATAGGACTAGCGGAATGAAAGCGCAACCGTATTTAAGACCTGCTTTAGAAAAGCATTTAAGTGAATATGAGGACATATTAAGAGATTTTATGAAAGAGCAGATATAAAAGAGGGAGTTGATTATATAAAGATATCCATTGATGCAATGGGTATCTTTTTTGTATATTTATGTGTCACGTGACGTCACGTGACAATCACGTGACAGTCACACGTGACATTTTGTGACAGGGTTGTGACATAACGTGACAGTCACAAAATGTATCACTAACACGATTAAAAGTATAGTGTTATTTAATACTAACGTGTGCCGTTTTTTGCGTATACAAACCTTACCGCATATGATATTTAAGCGGTTTGTTTGATGTTGGTATGTCACGTGACAGTCACGTGACAGGTCACGTGACGTCACGCTCTAGAATAAGAATAAGATAAAGAATAAGAATATAAAAAGAAAAAGACTCTAAAGAGTCTTAAAAGAAAAGTTGACCACGAAAAAAGGGGTGTTTACATAAAAAAAGTTATGTGTTATTGTATTACTTAGGAAAATCTCTTAATCACAAGGGAACGTGAGCGAAGAATAGTAGGAGGTAAATAGAATATGGCTTTATCACGTAAGAAATTGGTAGCACTGGGTATTGAGTCGGAGAAAATCGACGAGATTATCGAGGCACACGTTGAAACAGTTAACGCACTTAAGGCAGAACTGGACGAGGCTAAGGGCAATAGTGATGCACTTGCTAAGGTCACTAAGGAACGTGACAAGTACAAGGCAGAACTGGACGAACTTAAGGAGTCTGTTAGTGATAACGAGGCTTACAAGGCTAAGTACGACGAACTTAAAGACGAGTACGACTCTTATAAAAAGGGCGTACAGGCTGAGTCAACAAAGGCAAGTAAGTTAAAGGCTTACAAGGAACTGCTTAAAGAGGTCGGTGTATCAGAAAAGCGCATAGATGCGGTTGTAAAGGTATCAGACCTTAACAAGATAGAACTTGATAAAGACGGTGCTATTAAGGATGCAGATAGCATTAAAGAGCAGGTAAAGTCGGACTGGGAGGATTTTATAGTAACTGAGCATACAAAAGGCGCAGATACTAAAAAGCCACCTAAGAACGAGGGCAATGGTAAAATGTCTAAAGAAGATATCCTTGCAATTAAGGATACGGCGGAAAGACAGGCGGCTATTGCTGAAAATCACGAGTTATTCGGCATTTAATTTTCATGGGAGGAAAAATTCATGGCGGCAAAGGACAATTTAATTGTAACCAGTGACATTACAGTTAACGCACGTGAAGTTGATTTTGTAACACGTTTTGCTAAGAACTGGGATGCACTCAGACAGGTAATGGGTATCATGCGCCCTATCAGAAAGGCGGCAGGTACAAAGTTGGTATCTTACGAGTCAAAGATTAAGGGCAACCTTAACGGCGGCGCAAGCGTTGGCGAAGGTGAGGAGATACCATACACCGAGTTTACAGTAGAGCCTGTAACATACGGTGATGTAACAATCGAGAAGTATGCTAAGGCAGTATCTATCGAGGCAGTTGCTAAGTACGGTGCTGAGGTTGCTATCGAAAAGACAGATGATGCTTTTCTTAACGAGTTGCAGTCTAACGTACTTACTAGATTCTATGCTTTCCTTAACACAGGTGCTCTTACAGGTGCGGTAGCAACTTATCAGATGGCACTTGCAATGGCTAAAGGTCTTGTTATTGATAAGTTTAACAAGATGCGTAGAACCGTTACCGAGGTAGTTGGTTTTGCTAACGTACTTGATGTTTACGAGTATATTGGCGGTGCTAACATTACAGTACAGACCGCTTTTGGATTACAGTACGTTAAGGACTTTATGGGATATTCAACACTTTTCCTGCTTAGTGCACCCGACATTGCGAGAGGCGATGTTATAGCACTTCCTGTAGAGAATATCGACCTTTACTATATCGACCCCTCAGATTCAGACTTTGCTAAGTTGGGTCTTGAATACAGGGTAGATGGTGAGACAAACCTTATCGGATTCCATGCTAACGGTAACTATTCAACGGCAGTCGGTGAGTCATTCGCTCTTATGGGTATGACACTTTGGGCTGAATATCTTGACGGTATCGCTATTGTAAGCGTTGGTACAGAGACATTTACGGCGGTAGTATCACCTACAGGCAATCCCGCCGCTCAGAAGTACTACGAAAAGGACGCAAATAACAACTACTTCCGTACTACGGATACAACGGTTGATGCGACTAAGACATATTACACAAGGACAGTAAGCACAGGGGCTTAAGTATGAGTGAATATAAAGTAATTAAGTACTTTACAGACTTACAGGATAATAACTATGCTTATCACGTGGGCGATATATACCCACGTGAGGGTATAGACCCTAAACCTAGCAGGATAGCGGAATTATCCAGTGCAAGTAATAGGCGAGGAGTACCGCTTATAGAACTTGTTAAGGATAATAAGGCTAAGACTAGGGTAGTTATTGACGATGTTAAGTCTGTAGATGCTGATGTTGAGGCTGATGAAGCCGAGATAGTAGAAACAGAAACAATCGAGGAAAAGCCAGTAACAAAAAAAAGCAGACCTAAGAAAAAGAGCGAGTAAAGGCTATGGAAAAGACGCTTAGTATATTATGCAATTACCTTAATAATTACTTTGATAGAAACAGACCTAGAATAACAGGTACTATCAGTATTGCAGATGGAAAAATCACTAATGAGGATTTTTACACCGTGATACAAGATGGACAGTATTACAGGATTGTCGAGTCGGTTTTTAATGATGGCGTGCATAAGTATAAGGCGTCTTTATCTGATTCTGAGGAAACAGGGCTTAAGGACGAGACTTTTAAGGGTGCTATCCAGTTAATGGCGATACCGCCCGAGGTAATAGACCTTGCTAACGATATTGAGGCGTGGCAGGCTAAATATGAGGGGGTAGATAGCCCTAATATGTCGCCTTATCAGTCCGAGAGTTTTGGTGGTTATAGTTACTCAAAGGCGTCAACAAGCGGCGGCGGTGTAGGCAGTGGTGGCACTTCTATAACGTGGCAAAGTGCTTTTAAGGCTAGACTGAATGAATGGAGAAAAATGAAGTTATGAGCCTTATTGATGAATACATGGTAGATTGTCACATAATGGATAAGACGACAGAACCCGATGGCTTAGGCGGCGTTAAAACCAAGTGGGTACAGGGTGCGCCTATACAAGCGGCTATTACCTTTAATACCTCTATGGAGGCAAGGGTAGCGGAAAAACAGGGCGTAACCAGTCTATATCAGATAACCACAAAAAAGTCTATTGCTTTGCGTTACCATGATGTTATAACGAGGGATTCAGATAGTAAAATATTTAGGGTTACCTCAGATGGTGACGACAATAAGACGCCTCAGAGCGCAGGTCTTAATATGCGTGTCGTAAACGCTGAAATGTTAGATAAGATTAAGTAAGGGTATGAAAGTAAGGATATGAATAAACAGGCGGCATTAAACAAGTTTTGGAGCAGTTTTGGACTTGTTGCATATGAACAGAATAACGTACCGTTTGATGTTATAATGCCTTATATAACATATTCTGAGTCTATCGGTAGTATAGGCGATAATCCTACTTTAACGGCGTCTCTATGGTACTTTATAGAGGATGAAAGCAGGAACGATATAACGGACAAGACCAACGAAATAGCCGATTATATAGGCTTAGGCGGTGCGACTGTACACTATGATGATGGGCTTTTGTGGATTAAGAAGGGTACACCGTTTGCGCAGGCAATGGACGACCCCGAGGATAAGCGCATAAAGCGCATGGTATTAAATGTATCGGCTGAATATTTGAGCCGATAAGAGATAGAAAAGCGGAGGTAAAGGCAATGAAATATACACAGATTCCAGTAGATACTTTTGAGCGTCTACAGTTGAACGCAGGTATACTTGTTGATGATTTTACACCGTCTACTGGGGTAGTTGGTAACCTTATCGGCGCAACTACAGGCGGTAACCAGTTTGCGGCAACAAACGAGTATAGCGATTATGGGGAGGATATAGATAACTGCCCTAAGAATATGCTTGAACTTAAGAAGTTGGATAGCATAGAGGCTAAAATGTCGGGTACTTTTGTTACTGTTACGACAGATGCGGCTAAGAGGCTTATCGGTGCGGCAGATATTGACGCTAACGATGCAACTCACGTTATACCGAGGCGTGATGTACTTAAGACAGACTTTAAGGATTTATGGTTTGTCGGTGACTATTCGGATGTTAACAACGGCGACAATGCAGGCTTTATTGCTATTCACATGATGAATACACTGTCTACAGGTGGATTCCAGTTACAGTCTACGGATAAGGCTAAGGGTAACTTTGCATACGAGTTTACTGCACATTTCTCAATGGATGCGCAGGATACCGTACCTTACGAGATTTACATTGTAAAGGGTGCAGAACCTACACCTACCACTGAGTATACTATTACTCAGACGCTTACACACGTAACCTCTACTAACGATGCAGTTAAGATAGAGGAGGGTGAGGCTTATACAACTACCCTTGCGGCAGAGGCAGAGTACACAATGGATACTGTAACAGTAACAATGGGCGGAACTGATATAACGTCTACCGCTTATGCAACAGAGACAGGTATTGTAACTATTGCAAGCGTTACAGGTAATATAGTAATCACGGCAACCGCTACTGAGGGTGCTTGATTATATACCCCAATATCACAATTCTAACCGATACAATATGACCCCAAGGAGGATATAATATGAAAATCACTGATTTTAAGAATGAGGATGCTATAGAACTTATAGCCGACCTTATAGAGCCTACCGCTAATATCTTTAGCGATAAGGACATACAAAAAGCCATAGGCGCAGGAAAAAGTAAACTAATAGTTGCTAAGATGGCATTAAAGACTCACAAAGACGACATAATGACCATTCTAGCCACGCTTAACGGACAGGATGTTAAAGATTATAACTGTAATCCTATAAGCGTGTTAAAAGACCTTTTAGCGATACTGGATGATGCAGAACTTATGGATTTTTTTTCAGAGCAACAGGCGATTATGAATACAGGCGGTGCGCCCTTGTCTGTTGTGGAGAATACAGAGGACGCAGGACTCTAAAAGCATTTAGGCGGTATGTTGACGCACGATACGAGTTATGGAGTCGTGAGGAGGCTTACCGCTTTTATATTGCAGATAGTCTATATTATCAAGGTCAAGGTAAGGGCTTATCTATTAGGTATCAAGAATTACTTGATAGGATAAGTAACCCTGTAACCGAGTCCGAGCCTGTAAATGGTGATGATATTGCCGTAGAAATAATGCAAAAATACGGTTTGAGGTTTGAAAATGACACTATTTGAGTTAGTAGCAAGTTTAAAACTGGATGACAAAGAATACGAGGCAGGCTTAACAGATGCCGAAAAAAAGGCGTATAATGCAGGTCAAAAAATCGGTAATGGCTTGCAGACAATCGGCGGTGGCGTCGGTAAAGCGGTAAGTGCTATCGGTACAATCGGCGGTGCGGCTCTTAATGTCGGTGCAACTGCAGTTAAGGGCATAAGTGCGGCGGTAGCGGCTACAAGTGCGGCTATAACGCCTATCGTTAAGCAGGCAGTTTCAGCATATGGTGAGCAACAACAGTTAGTAGGTGGTATGGAGACGCTTTTTAAGCAGGATTCCGATACTATGATACAGTACGCTAATGAGGCGTATAAAACCGCAGGTATATCGGCTAATGAATATATGCAGGTTGCCATTGAGTCCAGTGCCGCTATGATAAATAGTTTAGGCGGTGATACCAAAACGGCGGCAGAAATGACCAATATGGCTATTACCGATATGTCCGATAATGCTAATAAGATGGGCACTGATATAAAGTCCTTACAGAACGCATATAGGGGCTTTTCACGTGGCAACTTTACCATGCTTGATAATCTTGCCCTTGGATTTTCGGGCACTAAAGAAGGGATGCAGGAACTACTTAAGTCGGCAGAGCAAATATCGGGTATTAAGTACGATATTTCTAGTTATGCTGATATCGTAGACGCTATCCATGTTGTACAGACTGAAATGGGTATAACTGGTACAACGGCACAAGAGGCGGCAGGCACAATAACAGGTAGTGTAGGCTCAATGAAAGCGGCATGGCAGAACCTTTTAGCAGGTTTAGGAAGTGGACAGGATATAGAACCGCTTATAAATAATTTAGTGGCAAGCGTCGAGGGTAGCATGGGTAATCTTTTACCTGTAGTAGAGCGTGCGCTTAATGGCGTTGTTGACCTTATTGGAAAACTTGCGCCGATTATAGCAGATAGACTACCTGCATTGCTTAATCAGTTAGTTCCGCCTTTAATCAATGCGGCGACGCAACTTATAACGGTACTGGGTCAAAACTTACCCACTATGATAGAGACGATATTACCGCCACTATTGCAGGCGGTTACGGCTTTAATAGTTGCGCTTGCGCAGAACCTACCGCAGATTTTACAGGTGCTTATTACTCAGTTACCCACTATTGTAACCTCTATAGGTAGGGCTATACTTGAAGCCGCACCTGCATTACTTGAAGTAGGAAAACAGTTATTATTGACCTTATGGCAAGGCTTTAAAGATACATTCCCCGAGGCTCATAATGGCTTGATGGAGTTTATAGATAAGGTAAAAGAGATATGGCAAGGGCTTAAAGATGCCTTTAATGCGGCGTTAGAATGGTTATCACCTGTAATTGAGGGAGTTAAGACATTCTTAAGCGGCTTAAAAGACTTTATATCATCTGTTATTGAGTTTATTAGTACTTATATAACAGGCTTTATAAATAAACATAAAACAGAAATAGATATGTTTATGACTACCGTAAAGACTATTATTGAGATAGCGGTAAATACCATAAAGACGGTAGTATCCACGACTATTGATAATATAAAAGTCGTTATTTCAACGGTGCTTAATGTCATAGGCAATCTGTTTAAAGCCTTTTCCGCAATGTTACGAGGCGACTGGGGTGCGGCATGGGATTATGTCAAGCAGGCGGCTAGTTCGGCAGTAGAGGGTGTAAAAAATATCTTTAGCAACCTTAAGAGCGCACTTTCAAATATCTTATCGGGTATTGTATCTTCTATGCGTAACTGGGGTGCAGATATGATTAACAGTTTTGTAAGCGGTATCCAGTCTAAGATATCGGCAGTTACAGATGCCGTAAGTGGAGTCGCAAGCAGAGTAAAATCATTCCTGCATTTCAGTGAACCCGATGTAGGCCCTTTGGCTGATTTTTCGAGTTATGCGCCCGATATGATGAAGTTATTTGCTAAGGGTATTGCAGATAACACGGATGTTGTAACAGACCAAATACAAAAATCGTTTGATTTTGGCAATATGATAACCGCAGGCGGCATAAATGATGGTACAATGGGAGCAGGCGGTAACAGAACGCTTAACAATGCACCTGTTATAAATGTATACGGTGCAGAGGGGCAGGATGTAAGAGAACTGGCTAATATAGTTGCCGATGTTATCAATAACCAGTATGAAAGACAGGCTTTAGCGTGGGGTAATGCTTAATGTTAGGTTATATAGTTATAAATAACGAGATAAATAGTAAGGATTATGGTGTATTGCTTACGGATGCCGACATATACGGCAAGCCCGAGCGTGATATACAGAGTGTATCGGTAGCAGGTCGCAACGGCGACTTGCTACTTGATAATAACAGGTATAAGAACGTAAAAGTATCTTATCCCTGTATCATACTTGATAACTTTGATAAAAACTATTCAGAGATAGTAGACAGATTATCCCAGTTATCAGATAAGTATGTAAGGATAGAGGATAGTTTTAATCCCGACATATTCATCATGGCAAGATATACAGGGGCTACAAGTCCTAAAAAGGTGGAAAGATACGGCAAGGATGGTATATTTAATCTTACTTTTGACCGTAAACCACAAAAGTACTTAAAAACAGGTGAATATTATGATACAATAACAAGTGGTACGACATTATACAATCAATATTACACCGAGGCTAAGCCCCTCATAAGGGCATACGGTACAGGTACTTTTACAATAGGCGGTGTTAGCATACAGATAACGAGTGCCAACGAGTACACAGATATTGATTGTGAGATTATGGAGGCTTATAAGGGGTCTACTAATTGCAATGGTAATATCGTACTTACTAACGGCGTTTTTCCTAGTCTTAAGACAGGCGCAAACGTAATTACTTATACAGGCATTACAAGGCTTGATATTAAACCTAGATGGTGGATTTTATAAGATGCAACCTATTTTATTTGCAAAGAACGCAACAACCTTTACAACAAACGGCATAGGTAGGCTAGACTGTACCGAGTGTAAAGTTACCGAGGAACGCAACGGACAGTATACGCTTGAATTGTCCATAGCGGAAACGGCTAATCATGCAAGTGAGATAGAATTATCATCTATAATTGTGGTTAAGCCTAATAATACCAGTGCATTACAGGCATTTAGAGTCTATAAAATAACTAAGCCAATAAAGGGCATATTTAGCGTTTTAGCAGAGCATATATCATACCAGTTATCTTATATACCTGCTATGCCATTTAACGTAACGGCAAGCGCAAGTGCGGCTAATCAGACCTTGCAGGCTCTTAAGACCAATAGTGCGGAGTCTAACCCCTTTACTTTTTGGACGGATGTTAATACGGTAAGTTCTTACGCACAGGCTACACCTGCCTCTATCCGTCAAAGGTTGGGCGGCGTTGAGGGTAGCGTACTTGATAGGTTTGGCGGTGAATATGAATGGGATAATTACACTGTTAAACTTCATAAAAATAGAGGCGTACAGACGCCTAATGTTATCCTCAGATACGGCAAAAATATAACCGACCTTAACCAAGAGTCATATATAAGCAATACTATAACTGGTATCTGTCCTTACTGGATGGACTCAGAGGGTACAGAGATTGTAACCTTACCCGAAAAGGTTGTTGAAAGTCAATATGCCGATAATTACCCTTTCAAAAGAACTGTTACTTTGGATATGTCGCAGGATTTTGAAAGCAAGCCGACAGAATTACAGTTAAGAACGGCGGCGACTGCTTATTTAGGTAAAGAGGGTATAGGTATTCCGACCGTATCCGTTAAGGTATCGTTTATAGACCTTGCAAGTACAGAGGAGTATAAGGATATCTTGTCATTACAGAGCGTATCCTTGTGTGATGTTATCGGGGTACAGTTTGAAAAGTTAGGCATCAGCACAACGGCAAAGGTAGTAAAGACTGTATATGATGTGCTTGCTGAAAGATACGATAGTATAGAGGTAGGAAGTATCCGCACAAGCCTTGCAAGTACGATAAATGACCAAAATAGCGCAATAACCTCAATGGTAGGTGGTTTAACACAAAAGTTTAAGCAGTTTGGTGAAGGTATCCAAGAGGACATACAGAACGCCACTGCATGGCTTACCAATAGCAACGGATACGTTATAGCGGTTAAGAATAATGATGGCTCATGGAAAGAGTTGATTTTTGCAGACCATAACGACCCTACCCAGTGGCATAACCTGTTACGTATCAATGAAAACGGTTTAGGCTTTTCATCGGATGGAGGACAGACCTACAAGCAAGCATGGACGCTTGACGGTAAGTTAGTTATCGGTGGTACAAACGTACCGAGTTTAACGGTATATTCATCCGACCTTGAAATACATACACTGTTTAAGGTAAGTCGTAATGGTATCCAGTGGGATGTTGCCAATTCTAGCATGACAGAAAATGGCACAATTACGGCTAGTGGGGCTAATTTGTCTAACGTGCATATCACAGATGGCGATATTACACAGACAAATAACGGCAGATACTTACAGATTATCAACGGTTCATTGCATGGCGGTTTAGTTGGCGGCTTTGAGAATAAAATCCTTATGGGCGTACAGGCAGACGGTGTACAAGGTATCCAGTTACTAGGTAACCAAGTTACGTTTAAGGTAGACCGCTTGTACATAACTAATGGGTCGGGTAGCGATACCGTATACAGAGGTTATAACGGTGATGTATGCGTAAATTATACAGAAGATACCATAATAGATGGTGGCGGTAATCCTGTTCATGTTATCACGGGAATATCTAAAAAAACCGCAATAGAAGGACTTATTACAAATTAGGGAGGTTTAACAGATGCAGACAGTAAACCTACAAATTATACCCAACGGAGTACTCCCAAGGGTAAACGTGAGCCAATTTGATGTTGGCAGACAGATTCAGTTTAAGTTATATGATGGTGCGGTAGCATATACCATTCCGACAGGTACACAGGTAAGGGTAGACGGTATAAAGCCCGACAAGCATGGATTTAGTTATGATGCAACATGGAGTGGTAACACGGTAACAGTTACTACCACAGAGCAGATGACAGTGCTTAATGGTGATATTCCTTGTGAGTTAAGGCTGATTAAAAATAATGATAACATCGGTACGCTTAACTTTATCCTTGCGGTTGAAAAGTCACCGATTGATGGTGATACGGACATATCAGATACCGATATACCTGCAATCATTGAGTTAGCCACAGAGCAGATGGAGCGTGCGGAGGCGGCGGCTGACAATGCACACGATAGCGAGGTAAATGCCAAGGCAAGTGAGGATGCGGCGGCTTTAAGTGAAACAAACGCAGGTAATAGTGCTACGGCGGCACACGATAGCGAATTAGCGGCGGCGGCAAGCGAAAATAACGCAGACAGATATGCTACACTGGCTGAGTCATGGGCGATAGGCGGAACGGATACCCGAACTGGTGAAGATACAAATAACAGTTTTTACTTTTCTGAGATAAGCCGTGATAAAGCACAAGAGGCTAAGGCAGATGCAGACAGAGCCGAGTTTTACGCAGATTTTGTTACACCGCACTTTATTATAGCAAATAACCGCTTATATATGCGTGATGATGCAGGTGTAGAGTTTACGGTTGCAAATAACCGCTTATATATAAGGACTGCTTCATAAGGAGGAAAAAAGTATGATTGAACCGACAGGATACACGGCGTTAGACCTTATAGGATTTACCGATAGGGGAGC